AATTTCTCAGGTACTTTACCTGCTAGACCAACTGATTTTTTTGCCAACATAATAAATGGGTCAGTGTAATACATAGAAGCTAAGTTCATAGCTCCACCCATAATTCCTGCTAAACCTTTGTTAGGTTCAAATGCTATTTCTGTAAGTTTTTCATCTCTTTCATCTTCTAATTCATCTACTAATGTGTTTTTTTGGTCTATAGTTATTTGACCTAAATCAAATGCTTGTTCTGCTTGTAATATTTTTAAATCGTATTCTAATTGTGTATCTTCATAAATTACATTTTGTGGTGAATATCTGCCAGGCATATTACCTGTTATTAAATAACTAGCAAAATCTCCTGCATTACTAGATATTTGTCCTCTTTCATATCCTTCTCTTAGCTTTCTATTTTCTGCTAAAGGTGTAGATTCACTTATTATATTTAAAAACTCATTCTGGTCCCTTTCTTCAGTAATAACTTCATACCATTTACTTACAGCTAAATTTATTTTTTCTGTGTTTGTAAGTTCTCTTTTTAAACCTTTTTCTTGTATTTGTATTTCTTCTATTAACTTATCTTTTGTTGCATCTATAGCAGCACTTATATCTGTTTTTTGGAAATATGGTTCTCCATCAGCATCTACTATGCCTTGTGATGTAAGCCATGATTTTGATTTTTCTCTCATATCAGGAATAGAATCAAGAGAAGTATCTAAACCAATAGCGTTTAATATTGTTTCTGGTATTGACCCATAAATAGCACCTACTGTACGCAAATAAGATTTTGCACGAATTTTTGCAGCTTTCCATTCTTGTTGATTGTCATTACGACCTTTTTGTTCAAACTCAATTAAATCTTGTTTTGTTAACCCTTCTTCAGCAAGTACCTCTTCTTCTATTCTAAAATAAGGTGTAGCTATATTATTTACAGCATTTCTTTGTAATAAATCAAATATTGAATTTAATGTCATAAAAGCAGTTTGTACAAAAAACTTTTCTGCTTTGTCGTCACCTATTTTCTTTAAAAATTCCAAATTGTTATCGTTTCTGTATGTTAATTGTACTTTTTTTAAAAAATTTGTTACTTCGCTAGGTTTACCATTTTGTATATTTACTTCTATTGGTTTAGTAGTTTTATACAATTCATAATATTGTTGTGGTGTTACATTCAAATCTGCTGCTGACGCAACTAACTCATCTATTTCTAATGGTGTTAAATTTTTTAAATCCACAAAATTTTGTGTAACAGCTTCTACATCTGTATTTGCTTTTGTAGCATCTTTTCTTTTTTTATAAGCATTCCATTCGTCATGCTTTTGGTAGAAGTCTTTGTTCCATTTATTAAAAATGTACATTTAAAACCTCTGTCTAGTTACTGGTGCTTTTTCCTTAATTAATTCTACAAGTATTTCTACATCTGTACCTTGTGGTAAATTTACAAATTCTTGTCCAGAAGTATCTGCTAATCCTGATTCATCAGGTCTGTCTGTTGGCATACCTAATATATCTTGTGGTTGATAATTCAACATACCACCTGTATCAACAGCTTGTTGTGCAAGTGGACTTATTGCATCTGCTTGTTCTGTTAATGCTGTGCTTTGCCCTGTTGGGTCTCCTTTTTTTCTTGGAGGAGCAACTATATCAGCATACGCACCATCTACTTTTAAATCAGTATTCTTTTTTAAACTACTAGATTTCCTTACCATCTAAATCCTCTGGTCTTTCTATTTCAAATCCTAAATTTAAATTAATCCATATACCAGGAATAGGTGTTGGAAAAATAATATCTCCTATTGGAAGATTAGTATTTTGTAAAAAAGTTACATCTTCTTCTAAACCTGTAAATACATCTTCTGACCAATCTTCTTGGTTAATAATATCAAAAAATTCTTTATTAATATTAGGCAACTGGTCCTCCTGGTAGTACTGGTCCACCTGGTCCTGGTCCACCTGGTGCTCCTGCAAGTCCTGCTAATACTGTAGCAATATCTGGTTCTTGTGCAGGTACTTGTTGTGGTAATCCTCCTGGACCTGTTAATGCTAATTCTTCTTCTGACATTTCTGGTTCTTCTGGTGTGTAATATTTATCTAGTATCTTTGACATATTTTGTGGATTTTTTCTTATCTCTATAGCTGCCATAGTTGCTTTAGGGTCTCCTTGTGCAGCTTGTGCCATTAAAGATTCAAACAATACTGTTTCTGCTTTTTCAGAACTTATTCGTTGTTGTATCTTTGTTATATTATCTAAACCATCCATATTTTCTTGTAATGTCTGTGTATCAATAATACCTTGTTGTTTTAATTGCAAACCTGTAATAATTTTTTGTGGTTCATCAAACCCTGCCATAACACCATAGACTCTTCTAGTTGTATAAAATTCTTTTATATCTGAACTTGGTGTATATGATTCTTTGTAAGCAGTGCCTTTGTGATAACCTGCAATAGGTTTTCTTGTATTGCTAAACATTGATTCATCATACTCTAATCTTTTAGCATCTAATTCTTCTATAGCTTCAGCTAATACTTGTTGATATTCTCTAACATGCAATGACGCAGATTGTCCTAGTTCTTCTAATCCTCTACCTGTAACAAAACTATTTGGCGATTGTCCATCATCAGATACTGGATAAGCAGCACCAAGCCTTAAGTGTCTTTCAAGTCTATCTACTTGTTGAAATAATTGATAAGGTAAATTATTGACTGGCTTAGACACTTGTGAGCCAGGTGCTAAATAGTTTACAGCAAATCTACCTTTACGATATTTCCCTGATTCTATTTCACCTACAATGTTTGTTTCTGTAAATACTGCATCTTCCATAGCAATAGTTCCAAGAATATTAATTTTTGCCATGTTAGCCATAAGACCTGTAATGTGTTGGAACTGACTTTGTAGTTGGTCAAAAGCATATCTTTTAGCTACTACAAAACAAGGACCTGACTTTAAAGGGTTAGGCATAAAATCTATAATTTTTTTATTTTCAGGTAAAAATACGTATGTTCCTTCTTCATCTCTATACTCAACTACAACTTTTCCATCACCATTTGAATAAGACCAATTATTCATTTTTTCACCATAACCTAATAATGCTGAATACGGTGATACTTCATCATCTGTATTTCTTGCATAAATTATGCTTTTAGCTTTAGGATATTGTTCTGCAAGTATCTTATGTGGAACTCTTGTAATTATTGCTAATTCTTTTGGTTGTTGGTCATTTCCAAAATATCCAGGATAACAAGTAAAAGAATCTCTTAATTCTGCATAAGGATAAGGATTACCATCTTTATCTCTTCTATGCCCTAAAGTCCAAACAACAAAACCATAACCAGGTAACCATCTACCAACTTGTGGTAATTGCATATTTAATTTTTGATTTTTGTCATAAGCCATGACAATTCGTTCTAGTTTTTCAGATTTCTTTTTTGCACGTTGTGAATCTTTTTCATTAATTATATCTATTTTTAAATCAGGGCTTCTACCTAATTTTTGTGCAAATCTATCTAAAGCTGTTAAAAATAAATTAGGTGCTGGTAATTGATGGTATTCAACATTAGCACCATCACCCAATAAGGCTTTAACTCCAGCTTCTCCACCGTTCATAATGTCTCTTACACGTGACCTATCAAGAAGATTATCTCTATTGATTATTCTTAGGTAATCAATTTTATCGTATAACTTATCGCTATTTAAAGGCATCTATCTCCAATTATCTATATCAATACTACTAGGTTCGTACCCTGAAAAGCTAGGACTATAATCGTACCCTAATTCAGCAAAACGTTCTTTTTGCATACGTCTTATTGCTTTCATAGGAAACCAACTAGCCATAACTATATCAGTCTTTGTACCTATTGACTTACTTTTAGTTTTTGCAGAACTAAAATAAACCAACTGACTCGTATATAAGTTTACCTTTTCTTGGGCTTCAAATCCAAGATATGGCAAAGAAATTTTATTTTCAGTAAATAATGGTCTCATAGCAGTAACACCAAATATTGGGTCAAATTTATTGTTGCGAGTTTCGTGTCCTTCTAAAAATATTCCGTGAGTCGAAGCAAAATCTCTAATACTTCTGTCTTGTCTTATTGCTTTTTGAAAACCGTTTTCTTCAATAACCCAATGTGATAAATTATATTTCATCCACCATTCTTTAATTACATTTAATGCTTGTGGAATACCTCCTCCTAAAGAGTTGTTCATATCTACCATATGTAAAACATTTCTTTCAACATCAACAGCCCATAAAAAAGCAGCTTGGTAACCTGTTGACGCAGGGTCTAAACCTGCAATAAGTCTAGTTCCAGGCGGTACTGTTCCT